GGAGTATTAACCAATTGATTTCGCAACCCAGAGTCATAGGCGGTGTCTTGTGCCTTGCTTTCGAATTGTGTTGCCAGCGCTAGTATTTGCTTTATATTCATGAAAAGATACTAAAATATAACCATTGATTAAACTAACTTTTTAATAGAATTAAAATCATTCTCCCAAATAGCTATTAAATTATATTTAGTTTTAATTAAAATCTCTTTATCCATTGTTTTTTGATACAACTCGCCAAAACTTTTATGACAAGTATAATTTTCATCCTTCATATCGTAAATTATTGGATTACCATGATAATAATCTCCATAAAATTCATAAACAGTATTGGTAATTGGATCAAATCCATCTACCCTAATCCACTTGTCTCCAAATAATAGTTTCTTTTGTTTTTCCAATTTGATATTCAAACTATTAAGCCATTGCAATTCTGGTATAGATATCTTATGACAACAATTAGGACATCTATTTCCTCCAATCTTACTTGGACTTCCCGTTCTGGAATTAATGGAGGCTTCCCAACTATGATTTTTATTACATTTCCACCATACTTTATTTCTTGATCCACACCCAGCGGTATATTGTTCTGGGCGAGTGGCATTTTTATCATAATCCCATTCTTTACATAATTCAGGATGTGTTATGGTTAAATTATTTTTACTATTTACTTGTTTTCCCGAACAATATGGACAGCCACAACTACCATCTATATGTGCGTTAACTATACTACATATACTTGCGGTAAAATATTCTAAGCAATCATTGCACTTAACTTCTACTTTTTTAGAACTAAACGGTGTAATTTCATTTGCCACTTGTGAATCACGTAATCTTTTAGCGACATCTGGATATAATGTACCAAGACTATTAGTATTATTAGTTTTTTTGCCATCACAAAATGGACAATCAGATCCGTCACTTGTTCTTTTATTAATTTTTGCTTTAAATTGTGAAAAACATTTACTGCAATTCCAATATACACGCTCTTCCGATCCATAATTTGTTTTAAACGGATCAACAACATTTAATGTAAAATCCCATTCTTTTTCTAATCGTGGGCTATGTTCAAATACATTAGTTTTTAGCTTAGATTGTCTTGGTAAAAATTTCATATGCTTACAATTATCAAACTTCCTATCTTTTGTATTAAAGACCCTTACCCAATTTTTGACAGAATTAAAATATTGCTCCCCACATTTAGAACAATTTAACCAATACTTGATATTTGATCCCGCTGTTATAAAATCTATTTTTGGATTTCTATCACGATCAAATTCTTCTTTTAATTTAGGGTATAAATCAAACGCATTATCTTTCATTTTATGTTCCTAAATATATAAATTGGCTCAAATTTTTCAATTCCGGATTTTTTAGTTAGATGATTTCTGATCGTACGAAGATGTACGATCTCAATAGGTTCGCCAAACTGTTCTTTTGCCATATCTGTCATCTTTGTATATTTAGCCAAAATATTAAGCCCGAATATCTTTTCAGGCTTTAACATATATTTTATATTGTTCAATGTCTGTTTCCAATATACGTTATAGAAATAATCCTCCCCGTTATTATATGCTTGCGTCTTATCAGAACAGTAATACTCTTGTGAATAATACGGAGGACTGCTAAAACTAAAATCAATGCTATTTTCTGCCAATTTTACATGTTCAGAACCAGAAGTAATTAGCTGAATATCTTTTAACGATAATTCTTGTTTCATAATTCTTAATTCATCTATTGTTAATGGATCTGTTCCGATATATTTGCGATTGCAACTCGCGGCAGCTAACATTCTTCCGCCCCAACCGGCACTATAATCATATACGGAATCACCTTCATTACTATATTTCATATATAAATATTTTGCTATATTAGGCTTGAACATCGAGATACTTGGAACTAATCTAGACGATCTCATTCCCTGAATTAACATTCTAAAAGAGATATTAAATGTTTCATCATTATCTTCTTTATCCCACCAATCGAAGCCAAGTCTATTTTTAATAAGAAAGCGTAATTTATCATCATTATTAAAAACTTCCTTCATAGTTGGCTTACCTTCTTCTGTAGCATCATAGAACTTATGGCAATAAAACTTACAAATATCAGTAGCTAATGAACTGTTATTGAATAACTCACTGCTAGTTAAGTCAGGCTGGAATTCAACCAATTTTTTCCAGCTCTTAAATACTCTCGTAGGATCATCTGGATACAACCAACCCTGATTTCTAAAAAGTTTAAACAGCGGTTCTACCAGAGCCATTCTCTCATCAAAATCCAATGTCTTAACATATTTAATTGTTATTGGCTGATTATTTATAGAAACTATCTTGTCGAATAGATAACTATCATCGTGTTTTATTTTAGTGATTGTTCTCTGGTGTATTTGATGTTGTTTAGCTATATCCATTATATTAGCTCCATTCTTTATTTCATTCATAATGTTTTGTTTTTCTATTTCTGAAACCTTATATTCTTTGCGACTAAAAGTTCTGTTATTTTGTTGCTCTATTAAATCAAGATATTTCTGATATTTTCTATCTAATCTGATAGATTTGTCGGCATTTTTATATAACCATTCCGCTAATTTAAGCACCTTTATATTACCATTGCTCTCTAATTCATAAGTGTTATTATTTGTTTTGGAAATATACCTTAAATTAATTATAAGTTTAAGTTGATCTAAAACTATTTGTTGAATTGATTCGCCACATTCTTTTGTTGTAGCCAAAGACCATTTCCACTCACCATTTTCTCTTCTACATAAAGAGCCATCTCCATCAAACATCCCTCTAATGAAAGAAACGGTTAACTCGGGTAGAAGCCATTCTGGATATTTTATTATAAAACTTTTAGCTTGTGGACACCCATTTTTATTAAGAGTTTCACATAAATGTTTGCTATACATTTTTAATGTATAATACTCATAATCTTCTTTAGTTTTTGTATATGTTATTTTGGTTATAGGTAATTCAATAAAAATTGCTAATTTTTGCAAATGAGTTAAATCACTAATTTGTAAAGATAATGATACCGTATTATTTGTATTACTATTATAAGCATCAGCATACAAAAATCCTAACCAATATGCCTTTTCTGGAGAATCAATTATATCAAAAATGTTTTGATTGAATTCTGTGAATCTGTGTGACGATGCCCTATTTCTTAAAATATTATTTTCATTTGCCCATTTTTGTATTCTGCGTTTATCTATGGAATATTTTATTCCTAGAGATTTTGCCGAAACGCCTTGGTCATATAAATCACAAATATAAATAATTTTATCATTAGAAAAATTTTCTTTAACAATTTTCCATTCATTTTGTAAAATTATTTGTTTGATTTCTTTTGTTGGCGCTTGCAATATGCCGGCGATTCTTTTAATTGCAAATCCGTCCTCGACCATCTGTTTAATTTTTTCGATGTCCATGTTTTGTCCCTCACAAACAATATAACACAGCACTCCTAACCTGCTACGGTTCATAAAATATAAAAAAAGAAAGGCCACAATAAAGTGGCCTTTCTTATTCAACGATTAAACTTCTATTTTAGAAATTAAGCCCCGATGATTACTGATTTACGACCTGCTGCTGTTCCTCTTGGATTAACAATTGCAATGCCGATAATTTCAGAAATTACCCATCCTAATTTTAATTGTTTTGGCTCGTCCGCTGGCAATACCTCGATGTCTTGACGTATTGGCATTACTCCAACAAACTCAGGGTCGGCTACACCGTAGATCGTTCCAGGTGGCACTATCTTACTTACCATAATATCAGTTCCCCAGATATGAGCATACAATCCGGTTTGTAGAACTTCACGCATAGTAACGGGATCGAAATCTCCGCCGCCTACGCCTTGTCCACCGCCTGAACCCCACTTTAGAATATCAGTAAACTCATTGATGTTCATAAAGTACTTGGTTGTTACTAAGTCCCAACGATCAATTTGTTGTTTGATTTCAACTAAGTCTCTCTTTAGAAGACCTGCATCTGCAATGTCAGTTAGAGTATTTTCAACTGAAGCAGCTGCATCGAGGGCCGCAAAGATGTTTGCATCTTCTTGAGCCATGATTTCTTGACGAGCCTTCTGAACAGCTCTGTCGATTACGTTGAATCTGCGTCTTTTAACTTCGGCGATTCTCACGGTTGGATTTGCGTAAACTTCGAACTCGGGAACAACTACTCTGTCACCGAATACTCTGGACTCTGGCCCAGTACCGTTTGAAGAGATTACAACTGCGGCAACATCGATATCACGATCGTAAGTTGGCATTGCACCTTGTGGAAGAGGATCAACTACGAGGGCTCTTCTTGCTATCCCGTGATAGTCTAAATTCCTGCGAATAGGATTTGCCATTGCTTGAGCAAGAGCAATTTTGCCATCTTGGGTCATTATAGCGCGCGTTATTAATTCATCACGCTTATCATCTGATAAGCTTGGTTGGCCTGCAAGGCCTTGATTGGATGGAACATTCTCTTCTAAAATACTTGCATATTTAACGAGTTGCGCTAATGCCTCTTTGAGAGAACCTGCGTTAACTTGTCCTTGGTTACTAAACATATTCATTGATATCTCCGTATTTATAAGAATTATTTGCCGGCTTACGCCAGCTTAAAATATCAGGAATGATATTTAATAATATGATAGATTATTACCAGATTAAAATAATTATTTTTACATTGGGCTTGACTAATAAATAATAATGATTATTATATTAATTATGCGAGCTATAAATCCAGTCATTTATTTAATAATGAACCATGTTAATGGTAAATGTTATATTGGCAAAACAATCGATCCTATCCAAAGATGGAGAGATCATCAACCACCAAAAACAAAAAATTACCCTATTCAATATGCTATACTAAAACATAAAGTTGAAAACTTTACTTTTGATATAATAGAAAGATTTTCTCTTGAATCAGAATTAGAAGAAGCTGAAATTTGGTGGATCGCATATTTGAGAAGTCTGGGCGCACAACTTTACAACATCACTGATGGTGGCGATGGTATTAGTGGATATCATCATACTGCAGAAACTAAACAACTACTTTCCAAAAATAGAAAAGACCTTATTGCCACTGGATGGATTCCAATCAAACATACCGAAGAGTTCAAGCAACAACTAAGTCAAAATATGATTGGACATACTTATAATACTGGTAGAGTCCATCCCCCAGATTGCCTTCATTGTTCTGAGTTAGTTAAACGCAATAAAACTAACAATCCATCTCGAAGCGGCGACCCTGATGTCAAAAAGAAAATGAGTAAGAAAAAAATTGGGTCATTAAATAACCAAGCAATAATGACTGAAGAAAAAGTAGTTGAACTACGCCAATTATCAAAACAAGGAATGTCTAACAAAGAGTTAAGCATTAAATTTGGAATAGCCGTTACCACTGTTAGTGGCATTAAAAATAGAAAAAGTTGGAAGCATGTTGATTAATGACGCGCGCTATAATGCCACAAAAACAAACTCGCCTTACCCGAATTTCAATCTTGGATAAAATGAAAAAAGCCAATCATTTCTGATTGGCTTTTAACTACGTTACATAAAAAACTTATTCAGTTAATTAATAGGCGGGCGGAGAAAAATAAATTGTCGCGAATTGGAAACTTCTTGGTCCAACTGAGGAAACTGAACCGCTTGGACTATTTAGTGCTGCCACTAAATAGTTAGGGGTCGTAACCAAAGATTGGTTAGTATTGAACTCAACCAAATGACCAACTGTTGGACTGCCTAAATTATAACCAGCATTAAATGCTACAACAAGGTTTGTGTTACCAGTAACGTTTGGAGTCAAAAGACCTCCAGTGCCAACACCAGTTGAACCAGTAAAGCTTAATGGGGTTCCAACAGTCAAGTTAACATTTGATGGTTGTAATCCAGTAACAGCATTAGTATCAGTAGCATCAAGCGAAACTGCGTAAAGACCTGGCTTATCCCAGCAAGTTGTCTTGCCAGAGCCGGTTGAAGTGTGTGGTCCTAGAACCGCACCAGTGAAGGTTGTTGGGCCGTTAACTTGCTGACCAACAGTTCCACCAACTACAGATCCGAAAAGGGTTCCGTATCCAGTGATACCATCATCAGAAAGCATCAAAGGGCGTTGTGATCCCACAACTGAATTACCAAGAGTAGAAAGCGATCCCCAAAGTCTAGAAACTGCTGGACGTTTGAAAACACTTCCTTGATTGACATAACCATCGAATACGTCATAAGCGCCTTGATCAAGACCACCGGTTGTTACACCTGGTTGACCAGAGGTAGTTACTTGAGCGAAAGAAACGACTTCTCCGCCTTTGAGAGTGAGAACATCGATATCGAGACCGTCGAACTGACCAAGGGGCATGATACCTGGTTGTAATAATTTAAGAGACATGTTATATTCCTTTATATCCGCGTGCGTTTTATGTTGACAACACGCAACTTACACCTTATACTTACAGAGATATATATGTTTATTACCAGAAAATAAAAAATAATCATGAAGCCTGTAAATAATTTATTAAATCAAATTTTTGGTCGATTGACCGTGTTATCTCGTGCCATTAATCCTGGTACTCGTAAAAATGACACTGCGGCTTATTGGAATTGTCAGTGTAGTTGCGGAACATTATGTGTAATTAGAGGCTATTCATTAACAACTAATAAAACAAAGTCTTGCGGTTGTCTAAAACTAGAAGCACCGCATTTACCACTTCTTCCACAAGCCCAACCAAAATACGATAGTCATGAAGCATCAGCACGTCAGGCTTGGCGTAACAATAATAGATATACAGATTTATCATTTGAAGATTTTTATCGATTATCTCAATTAAATTGTTTTTATTGTAACAATGAACCAAGTCTTATTAAGATTAAAAAACGAAAAAATCCAGAACCATTTATTCGCAACACATTAGATCGAATTGATTCTTTATTAGGGCATACAATAGATAATGTTGTGCCAGCTTGCTTAATGTGTAATGTGGCTAAATTAGATCGTAGTCTGCAAGATTTTTATATCTACATAAATAATCTAATCAATAATTTAGACCGCTTGTCACCATCAGAATATCGATATCAATCTTCTATCAATGAATTAGTTTCTTTATCATCTTTATATTCATATAAGCAATCTGCCGTCAAAGCATTATATACCGATTATCATGATGGAGAATTAAATCTTACACAATTTTACGAATTGATTATGTCTAATTGCTATTATTGCGGAATGAAACCATCCAACACTAGAAATATGTCAAGTAAACAATCTTCAGAAAAAGCAAAGACAGAAGGCACAATTTTATATAACGGATTAGATCGTATAGATAATAATTTACCACACGACTACGATAACGTAGTTCCCTGTTGCAAATACTGCAATACGGCTAAATCACAACTATCTGTTGCTGAATTCGATAGCTGGGTCAAACGATTAGCGACCCATTCCAGACCATTCTTTTAATTTATTTTCCGCTTCTTCAATTGGACTTGGTGGCTTACCAACTTCTGGGGTTGCTCCTGCATCTGGTGATGGGGGCGCAAATGTTTTAGCCGACTCTTCTTGTGATTGAGTTAATCGTGCCTGTACTGCATCCTTAACGGTAGAATACTTGTATAAACCTTCAGCTATATTTTTAATATCGCCTTGAAGTGTTCCTAAAGCATGTGCAACATCATCAAAATCATCAGCAACCAATCCATGACCACCATGTAATCCGGTAGCGTCGACCAAAGAAGTTAAAAATCCTTTAGATGCCGTGGCTCTTTGCTTGAAACCTTCATTACTAAAGTTCTCAATTGTGGTATCAATAAAGGGGTTTACTTTATCAAAAACGGATTTTAATTCTTGTATTTCTTGTGTTGCTTCTTCAAGTTTTGGGTCTGCTGCCATTTTTTTCAAATCATCAGCATCTCTTGCAGTTTCCAAAGTATTCAATACTGGTAAAGTTTTTTCAACAGCTGCATTTAATTGACCTAACTTATCTTTTAGTTGATGAACTATTTGAATGAAAGCTGGATTGTAAGATACACCTACTCCATAATTAGAATTAGATGTAAGAAGGTCATCAATTTCTGCATTAGCTTTTTGATAGTCAGCAGTCCATCCATCACTATGAAAGTTCATATGTTGTTTAAGATATAAAGCACCTATCGCGGCAGCAATGCCACCTACAGCTAATTGCCATTGAGCGGTTTTAGAAAATTGTTTTCCGGAAGCTTGCTCTAAACAAACATCGGCCAATTTGCAAAGTTGTGCTTGTCCAAGATTATCTAAATCATTGGCAGTTCTAACTAAAGAAAGAATTAATTGTTTTTCAGCCCACTTACGTTGATTATATTGACCATCAGGTGTCTTCATAACAATGCGCATACGAATATTTTGACCTTCGTTCTCATTCTCAACGAGGGCATTTAATTTGTCGTGAGACATAAACAGAATTGCCGGGTCGGGATGGGCAATTTCCATAATATTCTTCTTGTACTCCATCTCTTTAGGAGATGGTGGTTTGTTATTATATAGTTTGCCAATTTGCTCAATAGTAAGAGAATCCATTCTTGGATTGGTCTCATGAAAATCTTTTTCCGTATGCTCAGCATGTTCGGAAGCAATTAATCCCTTTGCTTGTGCTACTTTTACGAATTCATTAAATATATCAGAGCGCATGTTTCACCTTAGGTAAATATGTTTTTATGCATTAACAGTATTAACAACATTAGTAGTAGAAGTGTCTGCTTTAGCCACATCATCTATAAAATAATCCACTAACTCTTTCTTAGATAAATTAGGAAGCATCATAATAGTAGCACTGCCCTTATTGTAAACATTTAACCATGCTATTTTTTCTTTGATAACTTGAAAACCAGGAGTATTTTCAATAAGGGCTTCTTTGCCATCTAATCCAGAATAAACATCTTTTGCAAATTGAATTAATATATTGGAAATATTTTCAGGAGTATTTGTCATTGGTATTTCAGATGGTATTGGTGAATCGCCCTTGAGTGGATATTTAGTTTGAGTGGCATGTGCAGCGTCAGGAGAAGGAGCTTCATTATTTGGTTGACCAGCCTGAAGATTTCCATCAAAAGAATTAGGGCGGCCTAATACTTTATTAACAACATCGCCTGCTACCATAAGACCAGCTGATGCCAAAACGACTTTAAAAAGCCAGCCAATGATCGTTCCTAATAAATTTGAACCTTTTGCCTTGTTACCTTTATATGAATCAAAAAATCCGGCAGTTTTAGTTAATCTTAAAATATGTTTTTCATACTCAATAGCCGTAAGATTAATCATTTTTGCATAAGGCATCAATTCAAGAGAAGAATAAACTTTACCATCATTAGCCTGTTGAGCTTGTTGTTCTTGATATTTTGGCAATTCTTTATATCCTTCTTGTTCTTCTTGAGGAGAAACATTACCAGATTGTTCTTGAGCTGCACTAGCTGTAGCTTCATCTATTTGCTCAGATGAAACTTTACCGCCGTTACTAAATAAGGGCTTAATTTTACTAAATATAGACCCAATCATACCTTTAATATCAACATGAAAAACATCCATCAATAACCCAAATATAAATCCTAATTTTCCGAGCCCCATAGATTGAAGAGCAAGCCATAAAGCTCCTGGAGCTAATATTTCAAGAACACTGCCAACTGGATTAGCAGGATCAATTTTAGAACTAGCATAATCTTTAACTTTAGATAATAAATCAGTTAGAAGTCCTGCCGTTTTATATGAACGAGGCTCTGCTATAAGCGTTTCTATAAGCATAGTGTCAACAAGAAAACTTATTTCACTGCCATTGGATAATTTAGACATTTATCCCTTCATCATTCCTGAAAGGAAGTTAAGATTACTTTGTACGGGGCCGCCACCAGCTAATGCTTGTAATACTGGACGAGCAAGTGATGCACCACCTTTACGCTCAAGCATTGTAGCTAAATCTTGATACATTCTAGAAGAATAATCTATAATGTCATATAATACATTAGCTAAAGTTACAGACAGATCGGTTGGCCAACCCGGCTTATTAGGCTTGGCTAACATCTTAAATTGATCTCTGCTCATTCCGCCAATCGATATTATACCTGGAGCTGTTAATAGGTTAGTTTTAGCATTATTTATATTTTTAAGAACTGCATCTCTGAGTGAATTCATATCAGGACTATTTCTCCATTTAGCATAATCATCAACAAATTCAGTTATTTTATCTAAATCAATATGGCTGGCATAAAAAATATCTTCTTTAGAAAAGTTTTCAAGAGTGGCGTCATCACCGGGAGTTACGTTTGAATCACCACGTTGACCTTGTTGCCCTTGACCAACATTGCACTTTGATTGAGAGGCAATTTGAGTGATTAAGCGAAGATATTCGGCAACAGCAGCTTTATTTTTTGGAGTTGCTTGATTCTTCATTGATACCGCTCTATCATATAAAACTTTAATTGCATCGCACGGATTGAAACCTTGTTCTCCAAATGCAGCTGCTTGAACATCCTTAACGCTTATTTGATTTTTTTCAAGCCATGCATTAAGATCTTCAGGAGACTTTAGATCAGCAATAGTTAATTGAATATTACCACGGCCATTTGCGGACAATGGATTGGAAATAGATCCATCTACTATTGTCTCGTCTGGTAAAGTTTGCACTGGTGCCGTATAATCGGTGGTTAGTTTTGTTCTGAAATTTTGATTAACTTTCTGAACAATAGTGCCCAACATAGTTTTGAATAATCTTTTGGTGTCTTCATCCATATTACTAGTTTTTTGAAGCATAGAATTAATATATGTTACCATTAAATCTTTGTTTACATAATAATCATGATGTGCATCAGCTTCTTCCATCATAGAATGAGATTCTTCGGCATCTACTGGCCACCATTTTGATTTATCAGGGATGTTTGCTTCATCATTTGCGGAATAAGCAACTCTTTGTCCACCAACCTTAACACCATTAGTAACTGTATAG